GCTCTACTAACTGGTGGTACAAATGCTGCTAATGCTAACTTAGCTGGCGGCTTGGCTCAAGCTAACATGGTAGGCTCTGCTGGTAGAACAGCTGGTGGTATGTTATATCAACCACAACAACAGCCTGCATGGAATAGTCAGTGGACTCCTAACTATGGTCAATATACACCCGGCACTGACGCTTACGTTGGCCCAATGCCCCAATAAGGAACTAATATGGCAAGCGATGTTATGACACTATTCAATATGCCCACTCAACAAGAGCTGGGTCAACGCTACCTTGAGAGCCAGATGGTTAGCCCTGCACAGATGGGTAATCAAGGACTCTTACAACAAGTAGTTTCTATGGGTGCTAATGCTGGTGCTGGTCTTGGCTATGCTGGTGGACGAATGTTTGGCGGTGCTACACCAGACCAAATCAGAGCTAAAGGCATTGAAGAAGCTATGCGTACAGTGCAAAGCTTAGGCCTCACCTCTGATGCAGAGATGTATGCTGCCTTGTCTAAAGAGCTTGGTGCTCGTGGCTTGACACAAGATGCTTTCATGGCTAACAAAGAAGCAAGAGCAGCTATGCGTGATGAGCAGGTAATGAAGAAGGGTGGCTTTGATATTCAGAAGGCTGAGGTTGATCTTCAGAAAGCTAAAGAAGACATGCTCACTCTTGAAGAACAAATTGCCATTGCTATGTCTCAAGGTGAAACTTCTAGAGCTGCTGGTTTGCAACGTCAACTGGAAGCTAAGGCTCGTGCCTCTGCTTTGGTTGAAGCACAGATTAAAGCACAAGAAGCTACAGCTAAGGCTGCTCTCATTAATGCAGGTGCTAATGCTGATAGAGCAGCCTCTGCTAAAGAAGGCGAGAAGTTTACTATTCCAGTGTATGCAGCTGGTATTGTACCCGGTACACGTGGTGACATCATTGGCAGACAGAATAAGCTGGGCCAAGTGATGGGTAATGATGGTGCTATTTATAACAGCGTCAATGAACTTAATGCAAGCAGAGGCCAAGGCACAGGTCTTCCAGACAGTGTAATTGTTAAACCACCTAAGACACCTACTAAACCACTCTCTGCATTCGGAGGTTAAATGGCTGAAACAATGCTCAGCCCAGAAGAGCAAATGATGTCATCAGTGGGGGCTACAGGAGTAGAACCTACTGGTGGCTTTGATCTTACTGGAGCTTTACAAGAAGGCTATTCTCCTGCACAAGTTGCTGACTACTTAGCTAGTAAGAAAGGCTTTGATGTTGCAGGTGCAAGAGCTGAAGGATATACAGATCAACAAATCTTAGCACACCTAACAGGCAACACTGGCTTCTCTGCTGGTGTTAAACGCTTTGTTGAGAGTGCTGGTAGCAGCATCAAAGGCTTGGCTCAAATTGCTGGCGTTGCTGATACAGAACGTCTACGTGCTGAGAGACAAGCAGCAGAGATTGCTTCTGCTAACAATCCATACATTGGTGGCACAGCTGAGTTTGCTGGAGCCATTGCTGACCCTATCAACCTGCCTGCTGTGGCTCTTGCTCCATTACGTGGAGCTACACTCGTTGGTACTATGGCTAGACAAGGTGCTGCACAAGGCGCTCTTGGTGGCTATCTAGAGCCTGTTCTTAAAGAGGGTGCTGACACTGGTGCATTCTCTACAGACCGCCTTAAAGGGGCTGGTGTAGGCACTGTTGCTGGCTTTGCTCTGGGTGGTGTGCTTGGTAAGGGTGCTGAATCTATTGTTAATTACTTAACCAAGAAGGCTGAAGTTCCTCTGGTTGATATTCCTCAAGGCAAGCAGGCTACAGACGCAGCGTTGTCAGATGTTGCTAAAGCAATTGATGAGCCAGTAACTAACGAGCGTGTGTTCAGAGATGCACAGTATGATTATAAACCTCTGTCTGTCTTAGAGAAAACTCTCATTGACCAACGTGTTGCTTCTCTTGAGAGAGACATTGCAAAGCTGTCAGAAGAAAGAACAACAGTTGATGTAACAGAAACAGCAGAGAAACAAGTTGCTTCTTTGTTACAGGGTGAGACTAAGGCTCCAGTACAGACAGCTGATAACCTGCCATCAAAGATGACAGGCTTGGTGTCTCCTACTAAAGCACAACCAACAAAACAAACACCTGCCTTGTTCCAAGGAAAGAAGGTTGTTGATGTTAAGGAAGCTCCACAGGTTGCCTCCTTGTTCAAGGGCTATTCATTAGACACTGACCTCAAGGCTAAGCAAGCAGAGATTGATATGCTCAAGGGTAAGCTTGCTCAAGACCAAGAGATTAAGCTGAGACAAGTTACTGGCAAGTTACCTGAGCCTCTTACACAAGTTGAAACAAAGACAGCTCCTCGCTTTGCTGAGCAGCCAGTGATCACCAGAGAGGGAGAAGTTCCTCCTGCTGCATTGTCTCCTCCTCCTAGAGCAAGTGTTGTTTCTACGCAACAGGTTACTCCTGAAGTGCAGGCTGTATTAGAGCGTAATGGCTTTAGAACAATGGAAGAAGCTAATGCTGCCTTGGGCAAGAGTCCATTAGACAGGTCAGGCATGGCTGGTTCTGTAGGCTCTATGCGTACTGACCCCTACCTAAAGCTGGCTGGTGATGTTCCATTTGAAACAAACCCAGAGAAGGGGTTCAATCCTGCCTATCGTGGTCGCATCGATGCAGACCCAGTGTCTGTAGATGCAGCCATCAATGACATGCACATGAAGGCTGTTGCTGCTACAGGCAGGACAGGTAGAGAGCTGCGTGGCAGAGGCAGAATGGGAGGTAGTCTAGAAGCTACAGCTACATTAGGTGAGAAGCAAGCAGCACGTATGACAGCAGAAGAAGGTGGTGTTCTTGATTGGGCCTTGCAGAATGCTGACAAGAGCTGGAACAGAGAAGAGATTGCAGCGTTCATGCCTCAATATAAAGAAGCTCAGGCTTTCCTTGGTGCTCAGATTGATGAGTATAACAGGCTGAGAAGTAGTGGTGAGCTGACTAAAGAAGCAGAGCAAACCATTATGCATCGTTCACAAGTTCCTCTGGGTGTTATGTCTATTTTCCAAGGACAAAGAACTAGAGCATCTGATCAGTTGAATGCTTTTAAATTAGCGTATAATAGTATTAGTCAAGGGAAAGAAGTAAAAGGTTTTGCTACTCCCGGACGTACTTGTTTATAAGGATATACATGGCATACTCAGAAGCATGTGCTGTCTGGTTCAGAGAACTAGCAGACAAGAAATTACTCATTGATAAGTTTGAAGACCTTACACCACAACAGAAGGCCAACCTGTTAGCTGAGATACAAACCAAGATGGCAAAGGAACCACATATTGCTGGTCGTATTGCCTCTGAATATGTAGTGAACAGTTATGTATCAGGCCCCGGCACTATTGCTGTTAACGCTTTGTCTGCTGGTACACAGATGTTCCTGCAACCGTTGCTTAGAGAGATCGAAGCAGCCCTGCCTAGAAGCCTCAGCAAGAGCGATAAAACTACAGGTGAAGGGGTAGCTATGCTCAGGGGTATTATGCAGGGCTTTAGCGAGGCTATGGCTTTTGCTAAGCAAGGCTTTGTATCTGGTCGTCCTCTTGATATTAACATGTCTGCTCAAGCTATGGGTATGACAGAAGCTAAGTTCCAGAAGTTTATCAACGAGAACTTCATCTCAGCTGAAAGAGCAGAGATGTTGAAGGGTGACTTGTATGATGTGAATAACAAAGCATTGGGTGGCACACTCGGTGAAGTTGTTAGAACTCCTACACGTGTTGGTATCTTCATTGACGAGTTTAACAAGGCTGTCTTTAGACGTATGGAATTTAATGCCATTGCTTACAGAGAAGCTGCACGTATGGCTAAGCAGACAGGCGGTGATGCAGGTGAGATTTATACAAAGCTTACCAAAGACAGACTCACTGTGGATAACTGGCAACAACAGCTGACAGATAAGCTTGGTGGTAATAACCTATGGAACGTACAGAACTTTGCTAAAGAAGCTGTGTTCCAAGAGAAGCTTACAGGTGTAGCACAGGCAGCTGCTCAGTTCAGGTCTAAGCATCCATTGTCTGCACTCATTGTACCGTTTATCAAAACTCCATACAACATCATCAAAGAAGGTGTGTCTTACATCCCCGGCATTGGCTTGGCAGGTAAGAAAGAGATTGGTAATACAGGGAAGTTTGACTTCGCTATGAACATGCCTGAACAACGTGGCAAGCTCATTGCTAAGCAGGCACTAGGCATGGGTGCTGCCATTGCATTGGATGCTGCTGTTAACCAAGGACTCATTACAGGCTCTGACCCAAAGGATGGTCGTCCTAAGTTCTCTATGAAGGTGGGTGATCAGTGGGTGAGCTATCAACGTATTGAACCATTAGCTACAGTGTTTGGTATGGCTGTTGATGCTTCGTCTATTCTCAAGGAATATAAAGAGAATAAGAACCCAGACAAGAATGCACAAGACTTCTTGTTGGCCTATGCTGCTGCTGTTAAGAATAACATTCTTGAGAAGAGTTTTATGGAAGGCTTGAGCAAGGCCTTGTTTGCTATGTATGACCCAGAGAGACACGGTGGTGGCTTCTTTGCTCAGTATGCTAATGCTCTTGTACCAGCCATTGCAGCCACTACAGCCAAGGTGTTAGACCCAACAGAGCGTGAAGCTATGACGTTTGTTGAGAAGGCACAGAGCCGTATCCCCGGTATGCGTGAAGAGCTACCAGTTAAATACACCAAGACAGGTGAGCCAGAGCAGGCCAGCTTGTCTAACGCTTTGCTTGGTATTAAGGTTACTACACCCACTGCCATTGAGAAGAAGCTTGAAGAGATTGGTGTAGAGATTGTTGGTGCTAACAAGAAGATTGGTGTTGTTGAACTAGAC